AACATCAACGTAGTTTGATTAAAGCTCGGATCGTATATGGGCCACAGTCGATTATTTTGATAATACTCAGCCTGACTTAACGTCCACACTCCCGGAGCCGCAGCGCCTGACACTGGGTTAAATCCTGTTGGGGCCGATGTATATGCAGTAAACGGCGTGAACGTGCTGACTTTGGCATCGCCATTAACCGTGATTGCATACGCTGCATTACTTTGGTCAATGATTGCCGGTGAATTACAGGTTAAAAGCGTTGTGCCAGAAATATTAAATAGCTGTGTTGGTGGGTTAAATGTAGTTGTGTACAAAGCAGTTGCGCCTAGCACTCGCAAATTGCTAACGAACCCGTTTACTGGGTCTGTACCTACACTATTTCCAGAGCACCCAATAACAGGTCTGCCCGAGCCATTTAAATATGAAAATGTGTCAGACGTAAATGTAGAACCATCTTGGACGCCATTTATAAATAACCGCGTATTAAAGCTAGCACGACATACCGCGACGTGATACCAAGTATTTGCAAGAATAGTAGTAGTTCCAGTAATCCTAGCTACGCTATTTACATATACTGAAAATACATTACCCGTCTGTTTATATATGGTCATGTATGCGCCGTTTGTTGCACTGGGACGGCTGTCGTACACAACTTGCTGAACACCAGAAGTATTAGAGTAATACCAGAATTCAATAGTAAAATCGCTTAGAGTAAAAGCAAAACCCCCCGGACCGAGAAGGTTTAAATAGTCGCCAGTACCATCAAACGCAACAGAGTACCCTGCTGGTGCGTTAAGCGATACAAAATTGCCGGGATATTTTCCGCTCATGTCCTATTCCTATTGTCTCGGCAGTGCCACTTTAGGTGGCGTGAAGTTTGCTACGTAACGAGCTACGCCTTTGGTAATGCGAACATCATCTAAATAGCCATTTAAATCGTAGTTTGTTCCACCAGAAGTATATCTACCAACTTGTGTGTACCAAGAAGTACTAGTGTTTAAGCTTCCAGTAAGCGTTTGGGTTGTGCTGTTTTTTACACCATTTAAATAGCCGGAAACAATATTGCCTGATCTAACAAAAGCAAAATGATTCCAAGAATTAGTTGTAATCCCAGAAAAAGTAATTGTGTAAGTTGTTGTTGATATATTTGTTTCAAAAACTAAATTACTTGTATTTACTCGCACAAGATATTGAATGTTTGCAGCCGTTAAAGCATTTCCATTATAAAAAATTATTACTCCTTGTGTCACAGGAGATACTGAATTTAAATATATCCAACCTTCAATTGTAAAATCCCCCGAAGACAAATCTAAATTTGGGCTATAAGGTATTTGTAGATAATCCCCAGTACCATCAAAGTACATACTCCCCGTGCCGTACTTAATAATACTTGTGCTTACTTGTGTGCTGCCTACTGTCTGTAAGTCATTTCTCATCGTGCCGTCGTAAATACCGGCGTTGGTGCAGCTTAAAAGTAAACCAGTATTTGTTATTGCTGTAAGAGGTGCTGTAGGTAAAGTATATGAAGTGTACCCAGTACCTTTAATAATACGAACGTCCGAAAGATAACCTGTAAACGTATTTGTTCCACCAAGCATTCTTCCAAAAAATAAAGTTCCTGCTGTTGAAGAATAATTGCTTGTATCAGAAACAGTTGTGCCTAATTGAACTCCATTTATAAAAAATCTAGCAACAGAACTAACTCTGCTATAAACAACTTGTGTCCAAGCATTTATAGGTATTGTTGTAGTAGTTGACGATGCGTGGTTTACGACGCTATTGGCACTACCACTATTAAAATAAACAGTTGTAGCAGAACCAACACCAAAATAAAAACCCCAGTTTCCTGTAGCCCCTGAATTTTCATAGTTTGAAGATACTGGAGTTACATAAGTAGCTGCTACCGTTGGATAAACCCAAACCTCAACTGTAAAATCGCCTGTACCAAACGCAGAATTATTAGATGCACAAGGTGTGCTTAAATAATCAGTGCTCGCACCATAATACCCAGACCCACCAATCACAGGCGCTGTCCATTGGTACTGCGGCGCAAAAGGACTAAATGTTTGAACAGCAGGGGTACCAAGAGGCACGATAGATAATGCGCTAACACTATTATCTACAAAATAATTACTCTGACAGGTTAAAAGAGTTGTACCCCCAACCGCTGTTAATGGCGAGTTTGGGACAACGATAGTTGTTTGCGTAGCAGTGTAGGGTAGTAGAGGCCCTTTAATAATACGTACGTTTGAAATATAGCCGTCAATGTAGCGGGCTAAAAACCCACCATCGCCACCGATGTATAAGCTTCCTGTTGGGTTAGGGTCAATTGACGATGAACCGGTTGCTTGTTGAATACCGTTTACAAATAAAGAAACCGTTGTCCCCGTGCGTACAGCGCAAATATGATTCCACTGGTTAGAAATTAATCCTGTTGTGGCAGTGAGATTAAAGCTATCGGTCAAGTAAAACTGAACATAACCGGGGGAGTTAGTGCCGCCCGTATTTCTGTTTAGCTGAAAACTCCAGTATGTTGTTGCTGAAGTGTATCCAGTGCCAACTGGTTCGGAAATCGCCGTAGTCGTAGGAAAAACAAAAAATTCAACAGAAAAATCGTTCTCGTTATTAAACGGCGGCCCAAATGCAAACGCAGTATTGTTTGCAAAACTGAGCGTAGCAGAAGCTGAAGATGTAAAGAAATTACTCCAATATCCCGGAGCCTGACTAAACGGTGTGAACGATCCTTGGGTGGTATTCCCGTTGCGCGTAATAGTGAAACCATTGGCTGAGTCTAAGAACGTATTGTTCTGTGAAGCATTGCTCACGCCATCCGCCTGAAGCAGTAACGTCGTGTTTTTAAAGTTGGGGTCAGTTACCCACTGCTGATTAGACTGAGCTTGCGACTGAGCTTGCAGCGTCCATACACCTTGGTATTGTGGCATCTCACAGTCCCGTCGTAGTTAAGCTTTGAAGGTCTGAAGTAGTAAGCATAGGTATTTCAAGCGTTACTGTTGGTTGTACTGTAGGAGATGGCGGAATAAATACATCATTAATAGCATCATAAGTATCACCTACACCTGCAAACCTACCACGAAAATTGTTGTTATAACTAGTTTGTACCCACTTAGTATCCGCGCCAAATAAAGACTGGCAAAACTCAATACCTTTAGCTTCTGATTCAGGCAAACCAAGTTCGTTATTGTGTACGACAATAATTTGAGTAACTACATTGTTGTTATCGAGTTGTGCAAAATGCGCCACGTTTAACCTCAGAATGTAATACTGCCAGAACCAGTGAATTTATAAACCGTGTAAGACCCATCTATGATTACGGTTGGCGAACCTACTACGCGTGTAGCAGCAGTCAAAGAGCGAATAATACAAACGCCTGAACCACCTGCACCGCCATCACCTTGCATTGAACCAAACATACCACCACCGCCACCACCGCCTGAACCTGTGTTTGCTACTGCGGACTGCGCATACTGTGTTCCGTAGGACGCCCCAACTGCTGCACCCGCTGCGGTATCTGCACCACCGGCAGAACAGTCTGATCTATGTGAACCACCACCGCCACCACCAGCATATCTAACACTAGTCCCGGTTATTGAAGAGGGTGTACCGTTACCACCATACCCGGCTGAAAAAGCGGGGGTGTACGTACCCGCACTAGCAGAACCGCCGCCACCAAAACCTAGTCGTATATCAACGGTTGAGCCGCCGTTGTAACCTTGCCCGGCAGTGCCAAGACCACCAGCCGTTGCATCCGATCCACCACCGCCACCAGAGCCACCATTGCCCCCCGCGCCAGCACCGCCACCGCCGCCATAGCCCCCGCCGATTGCTGTAAGGCCGTTGAATGTTGAATTATTCCCACTATAAGCACCGAAAAGACCGCCGCTGTAATACGCGCCCGCGCCACCTGCACCTACAATAACGGTATAAGTCGTACCGGCTGTTAAAGTTGTGTTAGTCCCTGATAACAAGCCCCCCGCACCGCCACCACCGCCACCGCTTTCGCCGCCGCCACCAGCACCAGCAATCAATAAATAGTCAACTAAAACAGCGGAGGGGGTAGTAGCCGCCAACGGGTTAAAGGTTGCCGTGACAATATTGCCGGGATAACGCAGACCCATTGTTAACCCCGGTTAAGTAATAGCTTCAAAAGTTGCGGTGAAAGTTAGAGCATTTGCCGTACCTGATGCTACGACGATACCTTGGTTTTCACTGAGGTATAGAGAATTTGTCTTATCCATAACAATCAAAGTAGCGTTAGGCGGAACACTAATTTGATAAGCTAAGTAAGCGCTTGGGGAAATTGAGTAGAACGTACTAGCACCAACCGTTTGAGAAGCACTGACTGTCCAAGAAAGCCCAGTACCACCAGTAATAGTAGTACCCGCAGTAAAGCCCGAACCGGTTGTATACAAAGTCTGACCGGTAGCAATCGTGCCCTGAGTAACCGAAGTTACAGTCAAAGTAGTTGTACTGATACTACCGCCAAAAATTGCAGCGGCGCCTACAATAACCGTTGCTGTAGCAGCAGATGATGTGACGTTAGCCACAGAGATTTCTGTTACTCGGTTAACTGTATTAATTGCTGGTGTTAACATCGGCAGTGAGGTGGTGCCGTTATACGTCCATGTGAACGTGTTACTTGCAGCAGAAGAAGGCGTAACGTACGCAGTATTCCCATAAATACTTAATACGTTAACGATGTTTGGGTTAGCCATTTAATAACTCCTCAGAATCCGAATATCATCGCCATTGCAATGGCTTTACCTGTTGAAACACCGCCACCAGTGCCGCCTGTTGTCCAAAGAGGTTGCCCAGCGCCATTACTTGTTAAAACTTGGCCCGCAGTACCTGCCGCAGTAAACGCATAACCTGTACCTGTGCCATACGCAATAGCGCCCGCAACTGGGGTGGCTGTGCCGTTTGTACCGCCAGAAGCAATAGGCAATGTTCCAGAAGCAAGTGTTGTGGGGCCGGTTGCGTATAAAGCACCGTTTGTAGTGAGGGCTGAAAGCCCTGTTCCGCCACTTGGCACACCAATTGGGCTGCTAAGATTTAGTGTGTCTACTTTTAAAGAGGGCAGGAACGAGAATGCTGCAAGTACATTAGTGGCATCGTTATATACAAACGATGTATCACCTGCTGGTATTGAAACCCCTGTGCCTGTAGAGTTTTTAACCGTAACAGCGTCTGCTAGGTTGTTGACAACCAAGTAGTTCTTTTGAATAGCGGGGACGATAAGGTTACGTGCCCCGCCAGATGTACCTATTAAATTCAACCGCATGTTACGAGCGGTTTGCGTTACGTTTGAATCAATTAAAGTAAGCGTTACATCAGCACTAGCAAACGTAACATCTGCGGTGTTTACTATAGCTTCTTCAAGCGCAGTACCTAAGTTGACGTTGGTAGTAGCACCCCATGTACCTGACTGATCGCCATCGCCAATTAATTCGACTTTTAGCGGGCTATATGTACTTGGCATTATGATCTCCGATTTTGGTCAGTATTTATCAGGGTCCAAATATTAGGATACGTTGTAACGCCATCACCCATTTCTGAGGTCGCAGTTGCGTACACGCCAGTAAGCGTAATTGCTTGGCCTGAAGCGATTATCACAGAGTTTAAAAGCGCGTCAGCTTGCAGCCCTGATACAGAAGTAGTAGGGCTAAATACTAAATATGAGCTAAACGGTGCGCCAGAAAAGCACGACAAGCCAAACATAAGAATCCTTTAGCGGGGCCGAAGCCCCGCGTTTCCCTACATTAGTACGCGATTGCGTTACCTGTTGTTGCTGCAAGTTCCATCCACTCGACGTTAACGGTCAAGTTAATTACACCAGCAGCACCCATAAGCTGCACGTTGTTGATGATGAACCCTTCATTCTGTGCAAGGATCAATGGGTAATCACCGGGTTGATGCTGGAAAACAGGTGTTGCTGTAAGTACAGTACCGACCGCAGTTGAAGCGCCTTGTACAAAACCAATTGCTTGTGTATCAAGTGTACGAGTACCTGCTGTGTTTGCACCCGTGTTAGCGATCATAATCTGACCACCACCAGCAAAAGCCGAAGTAGGCATTACTGTACGAAGCTTGCCAGTGTTAGTCTGTGTAAATGCAGCAGCAGTACCACCAGTATCTGAAGCGGTCCACTGACGAGCAATCTGCATTGAGTACTGCAAAGACTGTGCAGTTGTAAATGCGGTTGTCGTTGCGTAACCAATTTCAACACGACGTACCATGCAAAGCAGAGTCGTAGTGGCTGGTGCCCAACGGAAAGAAAACACCGTACTACCAGCAGCCGCAGTAGTGAGCGCACCGGAAGTTAAGCCCATGCTATATGCACCTAAAATTTCAGGTGGGTGGTCAGAAATACGTGCTGCTACAAAGGTCGGATCGACCGTTAAAAGGGTGGTGCTCGAAGCGCCCGATTGAATAATTGCCATGTTAAAAGCTCCTAAAATTAGCCGAGAGTGTATGCAAAAGTGCGGCCCCCAGCTATATAACCGGGGCTTGCGTCAACATAAACAGTAATGGTTCCGTTCGTCAAGCATTGAGCGAAAGCATTAATACTGTCCATTTCTAGTTCATCCCCGCCCTGCGGTAACAACGCCACAGGAACAGAGAAGCCAGAACCGATACCGCCCAAGTTAGCTGTGGAAGCGGATAAAGTATCACCAACGACGTATCCTGTACCAGTACCGTTAACCGGGAGAGTAATAGACGTAACCGCGCCGCCAGAAATTACAATTGTAGAGGCAGTAGCTGTAGTACCTGTGCCCCCAGTTAAAGGCACGTTTGTATAAGTGCCGTCGTTATAACCTGAACCACCAGTAATAACACCTAAACCCATAATCCTAGTTGCGTTAATAACATTAGGTATGGCTGTTATTGTGATGATGTTAGACGTTGTTGCTAAAGCATCTGAAAATGACGCGTAAAAATTCTGTAAACCACGAGAGTTATTAGCCGCGCCTAACTGACTTACACCTAAAGTTACGGTACTTGTACTTATCGAAGAAGTTTGAATCGTACCGTTAGGGAACTTAAACCCGCCGGTGGTGGATTCAATTATGCCCGCCGCACGTATCTTAGAAGTACCAGCGCCATCAGATGTTGTACCCACCAAAAGATTGTTTGTAGTGGGGGAGAATCGCGCTACTTCGTTAGCAGCTAATGTGCCGCCTTGGAAGAATTTTACTGACTTACCGGCAGTCGATACACCGATAGCAAGGTTAGTACTTTGCGAGTACAAATAACCATCATTAATACCTGCAATCGTAAACGACGCTAAGTTGTACGTTGAGCTATTAATACCGAAGTCAACGTAATATGTAGTATCAGTACCGTTGTCCGCAGTTAATACAAGGTCAGTAGACGCACTATTACCCGCGCTTAAGTTTTGGTAGTTAATCTGCGAATAACTATCGACGTTACCGTAGAAAGAAGCAACAGAGTAGTTAAGCGGAGACCCCGTACCGTTGTTATTAATAACAAACGGACTATTAATCGCAGTTGTAAGTGCAAGTACGCCAGTAGTATCAAGATTGACTGACTTGGTAGATGGATACGTAACAAATACGTTTTTAGTACCGCCAGTAAACGTAACAATACTGTTTGAATTAGAAGATCGATAGACAGTCGTACGAGTAAGTACCGTACCAGTGGCGTCTAGCGTACCAAACCCTACTTCCCATTCATTAGCCGTCGTGTTTACTATCGTGTAGTACGTAGTGTTATTTGCACCAATACCGCTTGCAAATGTTTGAAACCCCGTAGCTGCACCAGCAAGCACAAACGTAGTTGCGCCGACTGACGTTGACGTTTCTAGTACACGATCATTAAGAACAAATGCCATGATTGTTCCCCTTAAGCGATACGGATAACAGCGCTAGTAGCATCAGCAGTTGGGAAGGATATAGTGAACGTACCACTTACAACCTGTTTGTCTGAGCCGAAATCAAAAACCGCTACAGCTTTGTTGCCGTTAGTAGCGTTGTATATCAATGCACCACGGCATGTGAAAGTTGCATTAAGCCACGAAGTATCTGCGAACGATAAATAAGCAGTGGTGCCACTTGACGTAGGCGATACCGAAACCACCAACGTATTACCACCAGCCGTGTAACCCGTACCTGTAATTTCATTAGACGTGGTATACACAGTTGTGGTTGGGCCTAGCGTAGCTGAAGATGTATACAACGCCATCTTGTATGTATTACCGGTACCCGCCGTAAAGTTCTGCGCTCCCGTTAATATGTCTACTTTAAAACTAGTGCAAAGAGATTGTGTGATTGCCATTTATACACCTTTTAAGTTACGGGTACGCGCACCTGCCCAGAGCGATAAGCATCTTGTTTCTCCTTACCATCGCCCAACTGTTTGTAGAGCATCATAGCTTCGTCGTATTTACCCTTATACAACGCAACCAAATCTTGCTCACCCTTCATAAACGTAATAGCTTCCATTAAAGAGCCATACAACAATACCGAGTCAAAGTTGTCACCAAGCCATGTTGTACCAGAAGTAACAATAGATTCTGGGTAATGGAAATAATGTAGCTCTACGATATACCCTGCATCAGGTGTAGGACCTAACAGTAAAGTTAGTTCGTTATAAGGCTGACTGACGTTTACGCCGGTGTTTGGCCCAAATAACGCGTAATACTCAGGAACGCCTGTTGCTGTTGGGTCTGGGTAGGCTTGACGTATAAAGCTAGGGTCTTTATTAAGCAAGTAAGACTGAGGGCTGTTATACCCAGCAGTTGTGTCTGTTAGCACCGCCAAAGAATAAACCGATAAAAAATCTAACGGTAGATTCAGATACGCAAAATCGGTAGTGGTCTGCCCGTACACATTCTTACGTAATGCAGGTGGCGAAACAGCGTTATATATACGCTGCTCAGCTTGTTTAATAAAAGTATTGACCTGCTCAGAACTAGGGATAGCGACCGTAGATATATCATCCGTGCCTGTAAAGACTGACGCTGCGAAATCATTCTCGCAGTAGGATTTAATCGTATCGAATAGTTCTGTGTAGTTCATTTTTACGCCATTGGCCCACGGCACATAGTGCCTTTAGTTGCCGCACCAGCACCACGCATCTTGATACCGTCAGTTTTTGTTTCTTTGTAGTTGCCTTTGCTGATGCCACCAACAGACGGATTAGACTCAGCCATGACCTTAGCACCGGCTGTGTACTTCAAATCCGCCTTAACCTCTTTACCACTCATGGTATGAGGCTTAGCGTACTTTTCAGCAGACTCGTTAAACTTTTTGGTAGCCATTATTTGCCCCTTGAAGAACCGCGTTGGTTCATGACTCGCGCCATGTTACGACCATATTTTTTCATGGCTTCACCGGTCACGCCACCTTTTTTGAGCTTTAGCGAAGTACCTTTACCGCCTTTATGTTCCTGAGCATCGTGCTGTTTAAACGCTTTCTTGATTAGCGCAACGTCTTGCTTTTTATCTTCTTTGTCCATGCTTTACTCCTAGGTAATAGATACCGTTAAATTTCCGACCTGTCCCTGACCTACTAAGTTGTTGGGCGTCAGGCCGTTATCGTTTGCCCTTGCACCACCTATAGGTGCCCATCCCCACTGAATAATTCGACTACCTTCACCTATAGTGCCAAAGTCAGTATTCAGTGTTAACTGCAACCCACCGAGACCAGATTGGTAATAGCTTGTGTCTGGCCTTGGTTCCCGTAGCGCCTGTGGATCATCTACCGGATACATACCTAACTGTAACTGTGGCTGATCGGGTTCCCAGCAAGTTGGGCATACTTTGATGTTAACTTGCTTAGTCTTAATCGTCAGCTTTTTTAACTCTTTCAGCTTGTAACGGAACCCACAGCGGTCACATTCCGCAATGGCATTCTTACCGCTGGCAAACCTATTACCCATTGTTAGAAAAACATCTCTCTAGGTACAAACCGAATAGCAGCCTTTTCTCTATCCTCATCAGCCGCCAACTGCCACGCTTCGTCATACATAGCCTTTAGACCCGCAACTCTATCTGGCGGTACTTCGGGTTTCTTTACCGCAATCATGTACGCCAAGCCTGCTGTCATAGCATTTAAGAACCGGAACGGAATATCCACCGCGTTAACACCCGTGCCCGCGTCGTAAATACGCTTTAGCCGCCAGTAATAAAACACGTAGTAGGGCTGTTGGGTGGTACCTTGGTCTGGTGCAGGCCAGACGTTAATCTGTGGATTCTGTGGTGTAGCACCTATTAAATCTGTAGTCTGACCACTCTGTCTATTTACCCACACCTGAATAGGGCGACCTTGCGCCAGCTTATTAGGGATAGTTGAGTATGTAGAGACAGAAATACGCGTGATATTTAAGTCAGTCTGATTCGGTCCTTGCCCAGAATCCGTACGAATAACATGCTCAAGCAGGTCAACAGTATCAATAGGCAGGTCATAAGTCACTGTACCTTGCACCAGATTGATAGAGCCTTGCTCAATAGTCCATAAGTTAATGCCTTTGTTTGCCCACTCAGTCAGCATAAAGTTCATGCTACGCCGAGCCGTACGGAAATCGTAACCCGTACGCAACTCTAAGCCGCAACGCTCAAACGCCTCTTCGAATATTTCGTTGAGGGTAGGGTTGAAACTAGTAGTAGCGGTCGTATAGGGCATGGTTATCTACGCTTTGGCGCTGGTTTAGGGGCTGGCGCAGGGGTTGGTCTTGGAGCCATACCTGACATAATCCCACCAAGACCTCGGGGCGCCTGTTGAGGCATAGGTGCTGGAGGACGCGCTTGTTGTAGCATTGGTGCTGTAGGGCGAGCCTGTGCTGCCCGTGCTTGCGCTGCCGCTTGCGCTGCTTGAACTGCTGCCGCTTGTTGCGCCTGCATTTGGGGAGATGGCATAGCACTGGGACCGGGCGTAGGAACACCTCTAAGCATCTCTGCTAGTTGTTGTAACTGCTGCGGCTGCGCCTGTGGAGGCGGCATCTGTGGTTGCGGCTGTGAAGGCGGCGTCTGTGGCAGTGACCCTAGCCGTTGAGCTAGCATCTGCGCTATTTCGGGGGGCACTTGCCCTAAACCCTGTGGTGGGGGTTGATAGTCAGGGTTAAAAGGCGTCAATTGCCCGGGAGGCATAGGTTGTCCGCCCGCAGTTGCACCTTGTCCGTTTTGTCCGCCACCAGCCATGATTACCTCATTTCATCTTTTTTAAAGTTTCTGCAAGTCTCGCACGCTGCCCCAACTTTCCGGGCTTTTTCGCAGCGGCTGCAAGTTTCTTTGCAGGGATAGGTTTGCCCTCTTTTGCGCCAAGCTGAGCACGAAGAGCACCGGGCTTCTTTATTGCCTTTTGTATCCATTTCTCAGCCATTATTTCTTCCTCGCCATACGCATGTTGTCGATAAGATTAGGGTACGGCCTACCCGCAGCCTTTGCCGCAGCTTTCGCCGCTGACTTCTTAGCAGGGCTTAACTTCTTGTGTTTCTTTGCGGGGTTGGGTTTATCCCACACCTCACCACCTTCAGCGTATTGCGTAAAGTCAGTGTCATCCCTACGGGCTTTCTTCTTACCCTTGGGCATCTTAGATGGGTTGATGTCACCCATTCCCCGAGAGGCCATCATTTTTTCTTGCCGCGAGCCATGCCACCGCCGCACATCTTGTTGCCAGCCATGACGATTTGTTTGCCCTTGGTTTTGCCTTTAGTAGCAACGCCATCACGGCTAGGAGCCGCAGTTTTTACAGCACCCATCTTAGTAGGGGCAGGGAATTTCTGTTTTGTAGCCATAACATCACCTCTTAAAAAGTTTAACTTACTTATAACCCCACATAATGCCACCGCGTGCAGCCATGACAGGAGCCTGTTGGGTCTGTGGAGCTTGCTGCTGTTGCTGAGCTTGTATCGCCGCTAACAACTGTGGTGGTATACCTTGTGGAGGCATACCTTGCTGCCCTTTTGCTATACCCTGTGGGGGCATCGCGTATTGTGGGGGCATGTTCTGCGGAGGTGGAGCTTGCATCTGTTGGTTGTACATGTCTTGCATGACATTAAACCGACCTTGCTGTGCTGCCATCTGCGCGGGAGACATTTGTTGCCCGCCGCCACCCATAACTCCATAGTCGTCACCACCAGCGTCCATCATGGTAGTTTGCGCTTCACGACTTGTAGGGCCTTGGAAGTAACCTACAGGCGAAGGCATAT